AAAAGTTCGTTTTAGAAAGCTGCACGTTTCCGGTGTTAAATATTTCCTATCCTGAATTCCTTTATCAGTAGATGTAAATCCCATACCATAATGATCAAAACAGAATTTTCCATACCATATATTATTGAACCAAGTTTGACTCGCAGACACAGAAGCTACAACATCGTCTCCATATGTAGTTGGAATCACATTATCAAAGAAATCTTCATCATTCTCTGTTATCCAAGCATAAACAAGGAGTAGCAATCCAACTAACGAATTAAATTCTGCTGTTCCGTAGGATCCAGAAGGTTGCATACTACTTATTCCTAGAATTTCCTCAAGCATGCTGATCGTAACAAACAAGTATTCGCTCAACACTCCTTTGGTTATCATTAATGCCTCCTCATTATACCCTAGATATTCTAAAATATCTAAAATAATAGTGACGGCAAGCAGTCGCATCTCATGTGGTTGATTTGTATCATAACCAGCATAATCACCTTCTAGAATATTTGGTGAAAAATCAAATAATCTTTTCATTACCCTTTCAGAGCCAGTGTGCATATCCACGCCAATAGACGTGCAGAATATTTCTGGGAACTCCATCATCAATGTAAAGAAAGGATATAAAACCATTCTAGCCAAAATCAACGCATCTAAAGGTGAAGCATAAAATACTCTAGTCTTACCATGGATATTTTTTGACGTTAATCGCGCTTCATCCTTAAGATGAGCTGTATAAATTGTACCAGCAGTCTCACCTTTCCTATAGCACTCTATCATATAGAGCAATCGCTGCTTAAGTTCGTCTACTGGTTCACGTACGATCTCATTACCTTCACTGGTGGTTACAGGAATCCACATCTTTTTCTTACCTGGAAAACCATAACCGGCAGAAGTTGAAGCGTTTATTCTTCGCGTGAGTGGATCACCGCAAACGCCGTTTATGGCCGTTTCCATAGTCAATGGTGAAATCTTTCTTCCTTTCAAAGCTTTCTTAAATCTCTTTAAAATAACTCTCTTCGTTTTCCTCAAGATTATTGGACATAATCCAATTTTATCGTGATTCAATTTTCTTAGAGCGTTATTCCATGGAGAAATGTATTCACCATTTCGAGTACACGGTCTCATTAATGGTGCGCCATAAAGCCACTCTCCATTTTCGTCTTTAAGACTGAAATTGAAAAGTTCTTCAATTCTTCTGTAAACAGGAGTTTTGCAAACTTTGCTTGCACCATTTAACATTACTTTTGCATCTCGTTTCCCATAATAACGAATAGCTTCAATTTTCTCATAACGAAAAGGGGACTTAGGACCAGGCATACATAATGTTTCTGAACAAACTCTACCTTCAGAGTGTATTGTTGCGAACATTCTCCTTTCCTTCTCTAATACCATAGCACTATCAATATCTTTCCTGCAAACTACAGTAGCATATGAAGTCGGAGTTTTATCTGCTGCACAAGCATGTATACCACAAATAGCATATCCTCCTCCTATTGCAACTATAAGAGGGTTGCCACAAGCTCCCGCTGTATGACGAGGCCACTCATAGCAGAAATATGGAGATATATTAGTATCGCATATAACTGATTTAGATGTGACAGTGTTACTACTATACGTAGCTCGCGTACGATAATTACATATAACAGCAGGCATTGAGAATTCATCCGGAACAATCTTTGGAATAAAATAATCCAGTATACTATGAAACTGACGATTATTAATACGTACCATACTTACATCAACCGCTACAGGTATAATATCATATGGCAGAATCTGGGTATCATTCCAAAAATCGCTTTGATCAACACTTCGACTAGTGGGTATGCGAATAATCCACCTTTTTTGATTCAATTTACCAAAAGCGTGTGTATTTATAAGTACCAGATCAGAACATATTCCTAAAATATATGTGGTAATACTTTCGTCGCCAATTACTTTGACTTCGAGAGCATTACGATTC